CCTGCTAGAAAAACCTTTAGTAGGTTTGTCCCCCCTCGTCATGCCCTCTATAGGGTTATGACAGTCTGGCTAACCTAGCCAGACCCAAGCCCATTTCTTACGGGCGGAATGGGAAACCGCGTACTGACCTGGTAAAAGGTTTCTCTCCTCTATTGCTAGAGGATTGATATATTTTACCTGGGCAGGAGCCCTGTCTCTACTCAGCTCTTTTCTCAGGAGCTCGAACCAGTCTGGTTCACGGCAAGTTAACACTTTATGCCGCAGGGTGAGACAACGATACTCATATCTTTGAAAGTCGCTAGACCAGCGCCTTTTAAAGTGAGCATCATTACTAGCGCTAGGAGAAGTCCGTATGGACATTGGAATGTCCATATCGGTCCTAGGATACAAATATCCCACAGCGTCTTCGATGACTCTAATGACGCGATGGGCCTCTTCGTAACCAAACTTCGCGATTAACTCATTCGCGAGGTCTGCGCCAGCTTGGAGGCCAGTACCGACTGAAGACAGCCATTTTCGGACCCTTACGGGGGTGACGTCATAACCATTATGATAGTCACCACCGCAGGATTCCCGAAACGGACCATCCACATAAGACTTGTCGCGATTGACCAGGAGGCCAATAGCTTCAAGCCCTACCATTACGTGATGCGCGTGATCGGCATCACATATTATGTCATCGCCGTATACAAGGACATCAGGATTCCATCTTTCTATGATGGATAGCTCCCGCCCTAGGTTCTTCCCGATTGATGACTGCTTGTCTTTTAATTCAAAGGCAGAGCAGCTCTCCATTTCGGCATCAAATGCCTGATAGGAGTATCTTTCGTGGAATCGCCGAATGGCGTGGAGTCTCCTTCTGTTCTTGAGTGTGGCTACCGCGCACGCCCAAAAGACGAGCGCTTCAACTGGGAAGCAACAAGCACTACCCATAGGGGCAAACTTGTTTAGCTTTACCTTCCTACCATCAGGCAGAACCGTGAACTCTGAGCGACAGGCCTCAAAGGCCTCAACCCAGTTCGGTGGAAAAACACGCCGAACCAAGTCGAGGGAGACACGATCTGAGGCATCTTTCAAGTCAAGCGTAGCGTATAGGTTATTAATACTACCTAAACGCGCGTATTGCTGATTGATGCGCTGGTCCGTGAAATTAATACGGCCCCTGGTGAGAGGGTGAGTCTCAATGGTTTCATAGAGCTTGCGCATTAAGCCTTGCTGAATAAACATCAGTTCGGCCGGTTCGCAAGAAATAACTCTAGGACCTCTTGAGTCCTTGGGCACTAGACAAACTCGTGCACAAGGGTCTGCATGCTGAGCATCCTCAAGCTTCGCCAAGTCATCCACAAGGTGACTTGGACTATAAAAGAAGTGAGAGGAATAATCATAGACTTGATCGAGCTTGGGGTAATACCTTATGCTCGACCACTTCTTATGATTCGGAGTACGGCAGGCGGTTGCACCGCTGCCGTGACAGGGCCTAATATCGAGCGGATCCGTATTACAAAGGACCCGCCGAATCAGACCCTGCATCTCCTCGATTAGACTGCCAATTGTATTATATCCAGGTACGCTTGAATCAAAACGATCCCAACGTATCGGATAACTGGCAGCATAATCAAAGCGGCCAATATCTTCATCAGTGTTAACGAACTGATTGAGATACGCGGCCACTTGATCATCAGCATGTTGAACCTCCAGTTTGTAGAAAACGTACGTTAGTTGACGTACGCAATCTACGGCCACAGAGTTGCCGTCAATAGCTAATCGGATAGGGAGACCCAGGAAAACTGGTATCCCATCCCCGTCGCACTTGAAGTGTTCGGGGGCTTTCCATTGCTTTGTCGCATGGAAAGTATCCAACGCTTTGCCAATACTTGGCAAGGCAACTGTTAGAAACGGTAACCCCTCGTTGTCGGCACGCTCTCTGAAAGTTTGAAAATCACTTTCACTGAGGTAATGCCGATAGCGACGGTTGCTCGCTAGGTTCTCCCAGAAAAGGAGAAGGCTTTTCAGGTCACCATGAATATTCATGACAATCCTCCGAAGAGCATCCCTAGTAGGTAACCGCGGTACTCCAGCATAGCTGGGAGTAACGCTCCCAACTACACTCCGCTATTTAAAGTACGTTTTCAACAAAGGAAATCACAGGCGATGCTTGGCCAAGTTTATTCCTACCTGGAGTAAACTCTCAAGTAGAGAATGGAGTAAATCAGCCTTATCAGCTTTTTTCTCCTTCTTGGCTTTTGCAGTCAACGTCTGTTCTTTAGACTTCCTTGTTGAGAACGGCGTCGACGTTGGCATTTGTCCCTCCTTCAATTAGAAAATCAACCAGACGGTTGACTTCTTCTTTACAGACGGCATTTGTCAACGCAGTGTTCGGTGGCCGGACGATAACCACATAAGTGGAAACCGTACCCGGCACGCCAAACCCATCAATCTCAGTTCTATCGAGACGGATGAGATGACGTTCTTCACCGGCCTTGCCAGTCTCGTGCGATACAGTCAGCTTCTTCTCATTGGGCGGCGTC